TGTACCTGACGTAATGATTAAATGATCTAGTGTTGCATTTCTCACAACTGCTTTATATGTCCTATAATTATAATGAGTGCCTGAATGTATTTCTTTATGAGAGTAATCTATTGTTTTCACAGAATTCGTCGAGGTGTCAATCTGCTCTAATGATACTAATAAGTAATCACCACTAAAGATGAACTTCGCGACTGAGTCACGTATAGTCTTTAATGCATCTAAGATTGACGGATATCCCATTTAGCTTATTTCCAAAGTACTACTGCTGAAGCGTTTGTTCCAGTTATATCTAAAAAGATATTTCCATTATTTATTGCAATAGGAGAGCTTATCCCTAATGAGTCTGTCTCTTCTGCTGCTACTTTTAATACAATTATTAAATCTCCTGCAGCGGCGCTTGGACCATCATATATAGCTATTGTACAAAAACCTTCTCCACTGTCTCCACCACTTAAAATAACATCATATAGTGCTGAAACTACTTTATCTGCGCTGGCACTAACAACCCCGTCGGCTGCTATTGCTTTTGCGTTAACTCCTGATAACATATCTATCTCCTTTAATTAAAAATCACCTAGGTTGACCCAAGATATAGTGATTGTACCACTAACTTCGATCTCACTAGTTTTATCATCATCAATGTCACCTGCATCAACATATGCATTAACATTAACTACTTTAGCTGCTGCTGTACCATCCGTTTGCTGTAAAGCTTCTGTAGGACAATTTACTGATGCATCTGCAAATGCTAACATATCAAATGTTGTTGCTGTACTATAATCATCATCTGTAGCATCTGATCCTAATGCGTCTGCATTAGCAGGTACAACTGACCCAACTCCGATATCGCCTTCTGGCGTAGCATCTGTAAAATCATCTTGCTTACCTGCACCTATTGCTAATGATAATTTAGATTGAGTACCTAATACACAAATATTACCTTGTGGAAAAGTATAAACCTTATATCCACCAACACCTGCTGCTGAAGTAACTGATATTACGGGTACCGGTGTAGATGCTAAAGTTAGTACAGTTTGATGTAAAGCGTCGTTTCCTTTTTCTACAACAGAAACAGTAGCTCCATTTTTAGCTCCTGCACCCGTGCCTCCAACTTCAATAGTACCTGCTGCGGATGGCAACACAATAACTGCATCAGCGGCTATAGCACCTGCTTGAAGAGTAACTGCGATACCTTCTGATTGATTAGCTAGATCAAATTTAAGTTGTCTTAATACATCCCTATCATCACAAATAGCAAAATCACCATCTGAATGAACGTCTGTTTTCTCAGCTCTTTTCTTATTTTCTGGCTCTGCATAAACTATTGTGCTTCCAGATTTTGTTATTCCCATTTGTTTTTCTCCTTTTAAAAGTTTGGGGTGTTTAAGGTACACCCCTCGAAACCTTTAATTACCTAGGATTAACTTAAGCCTGAGCCTTTAGCTAGACTTTCAATTTTTCCATGTGAATTTCTTTTGCTAGTACCGAAGTTACAGTAATGTCTCCAGTAAGCTTGAAATTTATCATAATTAGTCGTTCTTAGGAACTCGTCTGATCCATCATGACTTCCCATTTTTAACGGTTCTAATTCAAATTTTCTAAGTTTTGTCTTATCAACAGCAAAGATTACATCTGCTGGACAATCTTTGTCCAAGAATAATTCTTTACCATTAAAGGAAAGACTTGAAAATCCTGCATCCATTTTTCCATCTTGGTATCTCTTTTGAGGTACAACGATGTCTAAATATTTTCTTCTCTGTTTAGCATGCATGATTAATAGATCGGGTTCTTTTCCGCCTAGAATAGCTACATCATCAATTAATCTCTGTAAGAGATCAGAAGTTAAGTTAGCTGAACTAGCATCAATAACTGTTGAACGCCATTCGTAATTGTTTTCAGCATCGATGCCTTGGAATGTAGTTAGATTTGAAGAATCATCTATGATTCCTGCAAGACCCATCATTTCCTTACCATCAGATGGTGCACTGTCTCTAACGTTTTCTTTAACAATAAAGTCAGTAGTAACAATTGCAACACCTAATGAAGTTCCAAAGCTGATGATCTTATTTGCATGATCAACATAACTAAGTGCTCTAGAATCAACGGTCTTTGTAGCAGCATTGAAAATATCAAGTACTTGACCTTTTCTTAGATATTGTGTTGTATCAACTGTCATAGAAATAACAGCAGCGGTATGAGACTGAGCAGCTAGTGCTAAGTTTCCAGTTCCAATACCAAAAAACTGTCTATTTTCATCTGACAATAAGCGGTTTCTAGCCATATCAAGTGAATCAACTACAGAGTTAGCGAAAGCTTCCTCGTCTTTGACTGCAACTGCTGCTGATAAACCTGTGAACTCAATCGGCCATACTTCGACCTTTGGTTTCACTGACCATTGTGCATAATTTTCTGCACCAACGGTTCTAAATTGTTCACCTTCATTAATTGCTCCACCCGATTCGTTACCGTAATCGTTAATTGCTCCGTAGAATCCTGCTCCACCTGGGCTATACTGTTTCAATGATTTTCCAATCAAATCAATAGATCTAGCTTCTAGATTTTGCATGCTTTCCACATAATTGTCGTAAACCCTTTTTACAAGATTTGCGATTGTTGAAGTAGTTTGACTACCCATATTTTACTCCTTACAAGTCGTTTTCATTTCTCCATGAACGAAATGCATTCTTGGCTGCCATATGCCTTAAGTATTCAGCTTTATCGACACCTTCAGGAATCTTTAACTCTTCAGGTTTAGACTCTTTCTTAGAAGATCCTTTTTGAGAAGAAGGAGCATTATCAGACTTCTTATCTGATACATACTTCTTTCTTTCATCTCTTCTGACATTATCTAACATCTTAGAATATTCATCATGAATACCTTTGTAAGCTGTTCGCATGTCGTCAAAGGAATTAAACTTCTTAGGATCTAAACTAGCTTGATATCTTAATTCAGATTCATACTTAGCTTGTAAAGCTTCCGGTACTTTATTAGCTTCATGTAATGATCTGAACTCAGAATTAATCTGCTCTTGAATCCTAGATTGATCTTGCTGAGCCATCTGTTGACGCAGTTCTTTTACTTCTGCTCTACTAGCTTCAACTTGATCAGTCCACTCACCAAATTCGGGATCAATTTCTTTAGCCCTGTCTTTGAAAGTTTTCTCTACTGGTTTCGTTGATTCTCTAAAGGAGTCCATCTCTGCTCTTAAAGCTTTGATTTCCTCATTAGCATTGTTTCGTTCACTTATTAGTTCTTTAAAACGAGGATGCTCATGAAATGGAATTTCTTCTTCTTTAACTTCTTCTTTAGTTTCCTCTTCATTAACATTCTCAACCTCACCTGCCTCAATCTCTTGAGACTCGACTTCAGAATTGGACGACTCTTCTTGCATATTTTCGTTAGCGTCCTCTATGTTCTCGTGTTTATCTTCACTCATCCCTATCTCCTTTAGCGTAGTTTACGGTTACGAACCGTCCTGGTGGGAACCAGGTATTATTAGACCACTGGATGTTCTTCCTTGGGTCCGTACTCTTCTTTCTTCAGCATCGGCTAATACCTTTGCTTTCAAAGCTTCTACTTTAGGTCTGACATCATTGTCATACTGTTGAACTTTAGCATTAGACATATCTATTGCATAATTATTTAATTCTAATAGATCTACATTTTTATAGTGTCTACAAACAAAACTAAAGTCACAAAAAAACTTAATACCAAGAGCATGTAGCTTCATTGCAAAGCCTAGATCTTCTCCAATTTTCATTTCTCTTGTTTTCTCATCATATATAAATTCAAAATATGGTGCTTCTAAATCCTTAAACGCTTCTCTCTTTAAAAAGATACACCCTGTAGCTAAACCACCTACAAACGCCTGACCTCTCATCGGTACGTTTGCTAAAGCTAGTTTATCTTTTATTGTAGGATGTGGTTGATACGCAGTAATTACAATTTTATTACTCATCCATATTGGGTATGGTGCTCCTGCTGCTATCCACTTATCTCCATGCAACGTGATTAAATCTAATACTTCATGATGAGGAGCAACGTCAGAGTCTAAAAACCAAATCATATCACAATCAGATTTTAAGAACTCTTCAACACATGCATTCCTTGCAAAGTCATGAAAGATACGTCCAATAAACGCTTCAGGATAAACCAATTCTATACTGTCTTTATACTTCTTTTCAAGCTTTCTAAGATTATAACATTGGACATCACTTCTAGTACCAGTAGAAATCGTACCCATATAGATCTTAATTTTCTTCTTCTTTGCCATATTTTATCCGCTCGCTTTTGTACCTGGAGGTATATCAGATCCCATAATCTGTTCTTGTAGGTTTGCTGGTATACCTTTACCGCTAGAGTCTAAATCTACTGGTTGATTTGAATCCATTGGGGGTGGTATGGGTTGTCCCGACATAGCCGCTTCCATTTGCTGCATTTGCTGCTGGTTTTGTAAAAATTGTTCATGTTCTTCCATATGAGCCATAAATGCTTGTTGTACTTCTGAGGAAGCTGATAAGAAACTAGGTTCTTTCATTCTTCTACCATGTATCTCAATATGTACTTTATGGTCATCAATGTTTAACATTACTGGAACTGTATCTGGCTCTTTATCGACATTATCTAATACGTCGTTTTCCCACTCAGCTCTATTGATATCTGGGCTTACTGCTTTATCATAACCAACTTGGCCCATGTCTTTTAAAAATTGTACTCTGTTTTCAGGAATTTCTAGCTGTAATGCTCCGGTATTAGCCATCTGCATTAACTGTGCTTTTTTAACTGATTGTAATTTAGGTACGCTTGATCCTGCTTCTATTGTAATATTGCAGTTATCATATAAGTCTCTACCTATGAAATTATCAATCATCTCTTTTGGTAACTGTTTATTCTTAGCATGTAACTTATTAATGAAATCTTCTCTAGGTTCTTTATATTTATTAGCTACTAGTACTAGTTGTTTCTTCTGACTACTCTCAATAAATTTAGTCCATCTATCAAGAACTGGTTTAAGTTTACCTGTCGCTACTTCATAAAGCATTTCTAGTGCTGATGCTGCTGTTACACTTCCAGGCTTCTCACCTTTTAAAATATCTACCGCTCCAGTAATCTCTTTCATGCTTTCTCTAGCTTCAGCTCGTTCTTGAAATACTTGTGGGTGTACTCCTTGAGATCCCACTACTTCAGGCTTTGCTCCACCTACTGCTCTATAATCTATCATCTGGCCCGGTCTACCAGTCCATTCGTTATTCTTAAGTCCGCTTCCTTTAGGATTTAACTTTTGAGGAATAGCCATTGTTTTTCTAGTTAGAATGATTGTAGCATCTATAGAATTAATTCTCTTCTGTAATTCAACTGCTGCATCTAATGGAGATTTACCCCAAAATCTACCAGGAACAACTTCCCATCTAAATTCAGAATATGGATGCCAATCGCCTAATTCAGTTCCTTGGTATGGACTATCACCAACGAACAATAATTTGCCTCCAGCTACTACGATGAGTCTTCCTTTGGTGTATTTTTTTGTAGGTGCTTCGTAGTATTCTTTAAGTACTACTGCATTTTCAATCATACCACTACTACCGCCACTAGAATTGACGCGTTGTGTGTTATTATCTGAACCTACACCGCTAGAGGTCTTAAGTTGATAGAATCTTTTTAATGAACTGGAAAGAGTTGTTTCAGGCTTTATGTTTTCAGCTTCTCCTGTAAATCCTTTGCCTTCCTTCTTATATAGTTGTTTTACAATATCAAGAGATAGAATGTTATATTCCATGATCCAGCGACAATTATGTATATCATTAGATATTGGGTCTAATACCATCTTATAAGGTTCTACTATAGCAGTGTTAACGTCACCTAATGGAAGCTCTTCAAATACAACTTCTCCCGTTTCAGGATCTATTACTTCCTTATTTTCCATTCCTATAACTGATCCACTAGCAGGATCAGTTATTGGCTGTTCTTCCATTTTAGGAACTTTAGCTATTTGAATAGATGATGTATCCCAATAATCCTTTTTAAACGCTGTACCATATACTAAAGCAGTACTAGCTGCATACTCGTAGTTTTGCTCTTCTTTAAGCTTTTCCCAATTACATTCAGCCACTAACTCACTAATTTGAGCTGCCATTTTATCTGCGTAGTTGTCTGAGTTTGGATATACTGTTGATCTAGGTTGTTGCTGTAATAGATAAGCTTTTAAAGTTTGATATGCATCAAATAGGTAGTTAGTTACCGGTCTAGGGATGTATTCATTAGATTTATGCGTTGTTAACTCAGACCATTGGCTCCCAGTTTTAGCACTTCCACCGTAGGTAAGCCATTGCTTACCGTCTAGCATCAAATGATTACGTTCCCAATGATAAGCTAATTTAGCTTTCATAGTAGTATCTGCACTATAGAAGCTCTCTATATTACCTACTAGTCTATTATGGTCACTACTCTTAATTTCAGATAAATCTAAATCATATGTATTCATTAATACTGTCCTGACAATATTCTATCTCTCTCTGAGATAACTTCTTCTAATTCAGTCTCTTTTACGTTATCAAACATCTTATCTTCTGGATCTAGAGCATTATCTAGTTCAGTTAAGTCTTCCGATGCTTCAAGAGGTACATTTATAGGAATAATAAGACCTTTTAAGAAGTCTATTTGCTCTTTAAGCTCTTTTATCATTAAATCCTTTTGTATACAGCTTTTACACCCGAAAAACATTCGTATTACCTTTTCTTGAAAGCGTCTGAGACCTTTTTACCAAACTCACTCTTAGCTTTAGCAGCTTTCTTTTTAGCTTTACGGAGATCCTCGTCTGTCGTATCTCTTCTCTTCTTAGGTTTTTTACCCGCAGAAAACTTATTGGCTATAGCGTTAGCTAAGCCCATTATTCCTTTTTTAGCCATGATTATCTCCCTAATAAAATTAAGTCACCATAAATGCTGTCTACTTTGTCAGCAAATGATATAGTTGCTTCATTACCTGAATAAGTAATTGCTGCATCTAGCTCTAAGCCTATAATGAGATGAACTACTTCTGACAGTCTTGATGCTGTAACAGTTCCACTAGTATCTCCTGATGCTAATGACCATGTATGAATCTCTGCCTTTAGAGGCCCAATTGAAAAACTTCTTACTTCTTTTGTTGATAGTACGCTTGCGAATGCCATTGTTATCTCCCTATTAAAATTAAATCACCGTCTACAGCTCCACCTTTATCGGTGAAGGACAGTGTTACTACGTTAGCTGCATAAGTAGGCGCTTCGTCCAGCTCTAAACCTATTATGATATGGAATACTTCAGATAACGCCACGGCTGTAACCGTACCTGCGACATCACCATCCGCGGATGTGAATGTGTGAAACTCTACTTTTACTGGCCCTATTGAAAAAGACCGAGGCTCACTTGTTGAAACTGCACTTACGAATGCCATTGTTATATCTCCTCTTGATATTTTAGGGTTTATCTTGAAACCCAAATTGAGGGGCGTTGGTAACACCCCGTTTGAGTATCTAAGCGTTTTTGGTGCTTCTATACCTTACCTATAGCAGAATAGCAAGTAAAAAAGTATTAATATCGTCTAACATTATGTTTAGATTATGTATTTGTACCAAAAGGGTCTTGGTCATCGCGTTTCGGACCCTTAATCTGCTCTAAATCCCTATGTAATCGGGACTCTAGAGAGTTATAATCATGTTGAGTTCTATCATACCATGAATCTTGATCTTTATAAGGCTCTGGCCTAGTCATAACAAGGTATCTCAACGCGTCCACGGCATGATCATTTACTTTTTGAGGTTTTTCCTTCTCATTTTCTTTACCAGCTTTCCTTGCTGGCTGTATTGCCCATCTATATGTACTTAATTCATTAATAAGGTTCTTACATACATCAAATACGAACATATTAGGTTTTCCATACCTAGGATGTACCCGTAATTGCTGCTTAACTCTGTCTATACCAGCTAATACTTTATTATTGGCTAATACAAGAGGCCAGCTTCTAGGAGTGTTTTCAATATACTGAGAGTACAGAGATCCTCCCTTTCCTCCAGATTCAGCACTGGTAGAGGGATCAATAGCCATTACTTCATATTTCTCTTTTCTACCTATTGGTACAATTCCCTTTTCCATCTTAGTTGTACCATCTTTACTAACCTTTTTACCTAAGCATAGTTCTTTTACATCCCATCCTGATTTGTAAAACTCTCTATAGATGTATAAGGTACCGTCACCGTCCATGGCTCCAAATATCCATGCGGCCGGATTCCTATGCCCGTGATCGATTCCCACTACTCTGACCCAATCATGAGGAATGGCGAAAGGTCTAATCACATGTACATCTTCTCTGAACTCAGGATATATCTGACCTTCAAAGCTATCTTCATTTGCTAAAATTTCTCTCTGTATTCTATCATGTGACCAAGTGTCCATCATAGTCTGTACATAGCCATCAGGTAAGAATACGTTCTCAGTAGTTGGAGCTATAATATTAAAGAACTGCTTTTTAACTTCTACACCCTTAAAGTGATCTTGTTTAACGAACCATTTCCAAGACCAGTCATGACCACCACTATTTTGGGTGATAAAGCCTTTTCTCCAATGCCTACCTCTGAGCCTACCTTGAAGCAATAAGAAGGCTTCTTTTGAAACTTGATTCGCCTCATCAATGTAGAATGCGTTTAAGTTCAATGATCTTAGTTTATCTGGTTCTTCTAGTGGTCTAAAGAGTACTGTAGAGATGCCACCATCAGCAGCTTTAATCTGAATTGTAGTTTCTGCAATCTTATGCTTATGTATAAGTTCTGGTGGACAAATCTCTAGAAACTGTCTATAAGTCGTATCTCGAAGCTCTGGATAATATTGTCTAGCTATGAGGTAATCACCAGAGTGCTGTATTGCCATACATAACATAGTGATACACCCTATTAATGTCTTACCGCTGCCAATACCGCCGACATACCTAGTATACTTCGGTCCTTGTATGTCTAATACGTTGTCTAAAAACAGTTGTTGCTTAGGAAGCGCTCCACGCTCCATCTCAGCGTTATCAGGTACTGGAAATAGGTTGTTCAGATCGATGGTAGCCATCTTATATACCCCTGAGAGGCACAGAATGGTACCTAGAATCGTTTAAATTGATCAAGCTGACCTCCTACCCTTAAGATGTTTAAAATGTTTGACTAGGTTCTTAAAATGTGCATTGTTTAGTTGTGATATCGGAGTCTGACCCCTGCAATTACCACTCTTTAACCATTCTCCCGCTTTATCACCGTAGAAATCTATTGCGAGAGCTATCAGCTCTCTACGTATACGCTGTATTCGTTGTTTCTTGCGTTTCGCTTTACGCCACCTTAGAACCTGGGGATCTATTTCGATTACTCTATGATTTCGGCGTATAAATGCTTTTTTACACATCTTTATCTATCTCTCCAATGAGCCATAAGGTGCTCAACCATTTCATAGAATTTTCTATATTCGGGATCTGTTATACATTGCCAGTCAATAGGTGTAGCCCATTGAGATCGTTGAAAGTCTGCTTCCATATCGTCTAACGATTCTTGGAGCATCTTAGTTGTGATTTCACTAGTGTAATGCATTCTTTCCTCTTTCTGTCAACTAATTAGGAGTAGTCGCTCAATTGTTTTCTATCTTGTCTTTGCTTATTAGATTCAACTAGCGGCGCAGCCATCTAACTTAGTCCCGACGCTCTCCTAGTCATCAACACACGACTCGTTTCGCTCCGCGATACTCGTCGTACAACGCTTTTTATTATATAGCAGAGATATCAATCATTAAGTAGGATTATTTTATAATCTATTGACATCATAGAGGAAGTATGTAAATCAATGCTTAGTAAGCTATGTCCTTGATATCATTGAAAACAGCTAAAATAGCTAATTTAGAGAAAAATAAAATGAGAATGTAGACAAAGTTATACGGAGCTGCATATATATATATTATTTATTTTATTTCCCCTCCCCCCTATACCATAGCATACTAGGTGAGTGTCTAGGTGTGAAACGCAGCCACCTATAGGGTATGCAGTGGGTGTGTATACATGCTTTGGGTAATAACGCCTATAAAAATAGCGCTTTTCTGTTATTTAGTTGACAAGTGTTGGGAGAGGTGCTTATACTCACAGCCCCTATCAACTCCCAGACTCACCCTCCAATTCACCTAACGATTGCATAGTCATGCATATAACATACGCTGGTTGCATCTAGGGTTTGCACACTGTTGCACAGTAAGGTACTAAGTAACATGGTACTCACCACACTGATAAATAGTCGCATAGTAACAATAATTGTCAACCGAGTACTCCAATACTCCAATGATTACAACAGCGAGTGACGTTTAATGTCAACTAGGTGACAAACAATGTCATTAGTGCTGTGAGAAGCGTTGTATGCCGTCAAGGTGTGGCACGTCGATTGCATCTATATAAACATGAGGAGACTACAATGGAAACAATACAACTAATCAACTGGGAAGCAGCACTACAACTATTGAGTGTTGGACAAGCATTTATAATGGTAACACTGATTGCATTAGGCTTTGCAATCATTAAAGCATAGACAGGAGATATAATGAGTAAAACAAAGATAACAAACAGAGATAGGGAATGGTTCTTAAACATCCTATCTAATAGCTTAATTACATCTCATCAAGCTGATTGGGGTAGCTATTTCACTTATAAGAGCATTGAGTATGGTCCATTTGAAACTAATGACGTCATGATCTCAAAAGCTATGAGTATCTTGAAAGGATAATACAATGCATTTAATTAAACTTAAAGTTTATGACTATGGGAACGACTGTGATAACGTATGGGTTGATAATCATACAATACTAAATCTTCCATTAGATATAAAGAAGATAAACATTAAT